AGCTTCCGCCAAGTTTGTTAAAGTAAGAAAGTACTTTACGAGAAGCAAGAACTAGCTTGTTACCACTATTTCCTGATTCAGGTGAGAACACATCTTCCATTGCATCAATAAAGTCATCATAAGACGAGGAAGAATAAGTAAAATTCTTAATTTTACCATAAGCTTCTGTGTAAGGTACGATACCCCATGAACGTCTAACAGGCCCTGTTGTTGTAGAGTCATCTGACCCTATACCAAACAACATTGCATGCTCTAAGTCCATTTTATGTTCCATTAACTTTTCTTGCCATACTCGCTTGTACTCATTAGACACACCACGATAGCGTGTTGCTAATGAAGTTCCACTAAATAAAGAAATAGCAGTTTTAAAAATCTGCACATAACCTTCTCTATCGTAGAACTCGTCTTTCCATCCTTCGGGATCAGTTGAACCCTCAGCCCATGCTGAACCAACTACTTGTCCTTTTCCATCTGCACGAATGATTAGCTTAGAATCAGCGTGAGGAGTGATTGCACCAGCATTAGTACCATCTGGTTTGTATACTACTTTAATAAAAGTAGCATCAACTTCAGCATAAGCACTATTTGCGGTTAAATCAGGATCAGCACTAATTTTATAATAAGCTATAGCAGCAGTTTCTGAACCGACACCAGCATCACTGCCGTTTACGTCGTATTCACATTCTATTGCTAACATTTGCCCATTTAGTAAAAAATTAGGTTGGTCTGCGGTTGTTACAACCCTACCATATTTATCATAAAGACAATCAACTTGCAAATTCGTAAGATTATATCCACTAGAGTATGCAGCAGTTGTTTTAGCTGCTCTAGCTTGAAAGTTACGTCTCTGCCACTGATGACGCTGCTCTAAAAATTTAAAAACAGGATCATCTGTAGTCTTCTTTGCTACTTTAGACAAATATGTGAAGAATGGAGACTGTTTAGGAGCGAGTTCAGCAACTCTTTCACCAAAGTTAAACATTCTTCTTGAATGATCAACGGTTGATGAGTTCATAGTGCTACCAGCACCAATACTATAAACGTTTGCCATTATTTACTCCAATTTAGTTTCCGATTAATTAATTAAAAGGATTCTGCTTATTAAAATCACTGATAAAACTATCCATGATCTTATCTTCAACGGAACCCTCGTTTTGTCTATTTTGAGAAGGCATTACGCCCATAGATGGAGGGACTTGCTGTGCTCTCTTAACCTGCTGAAACTCTTTTGAAGGAGCTATGTTAGGTTGAGGAGAGGAGCTATATCCTTTATCTTGAGCGTATAATTTCCATAGATTATCTAGGTTGATAGAAGTAGGGTCAGACATAACACGAACAAAGTCATCAGCAACTTGTGAATCAACTTTATGCTGAGTCATAATATGTTGCTTGATATTAGTCATTTGCTCTACTTGTTGTGCTTCTGCTTCTCTACGTTGAATATCTTGTTGACGTTCAGTACGTATTTTTTCCCTTTCATCTTTCATCATTTCCATTTGGAACTGAAATTGTAGATTCTTGTACTCGTCCATTTGGTCTCGCCAAGATTGTTCTGCCTGAACATATCTAGCACTTTCAGATGATGGGTCAGCCATAGCTTCTTCCATATTGAAATTATAAGGTTGTTGCGGCTTCTCTGGTGGGTCTGGAAAGTCTGGTTCTGGTTCTTCTACTGCTTCTTCTTGCTGAGGCTGTGCCTGAGGTTGCTGCTGTTGCACTTGCAACTGTTGCGTCAATATCTCATTTGCATTTTTAAGCTTATCAGCTTCTGATTGCCAGTATTGATACCTTACTTGGTCGTTATCCTGAGGCACTTCAACTGAAGGTTCCTGTTGGGGTTCTGCAGGGATAGAATCTCCGCTAGTGTCACCTTCCAGGGCTTCTGTAAATGCATCTTGTTCTCCACCAAATATGACATCATCAACTAAAGAGCCCTCATCTTCAAGATTCACTGAGCGTGGTTCTTCTACTTGAGGGGTATCCATTACTTGTTCTTCTGCCATAGTTTCTCCTATTTTTTAGACTGCTTCTTCTTAGGGCGTGAAGAAGGTGAGCCTTGTTTTGAGGAAGCTTCAGCTACCTCTTTTTTTGCTTGCCCTAAAGCGTCATCTAGGCGTTTCTCAAAAAGAGTGCCAGACATTTTAGCCCTATTCTCAGTTCCCTTCAAATTGGACTTCGTTTTTTCGATTTCGGCTTTCATTTTGGCGTGATAAATTTCACGCTCTCTTGTTTGCAAGTCTCCTTGCATTTGTTTTATAGTCTCAGTTGCTTGTTGTATTTGTTGTTGTAACTGAGCTATTAAATCTGTTCTTTGCATTACGCCTTCCATATCAAATACTTCTGTTTTCTTCAATACTTCTTGCTTATCAATAATACCTTTTTCATAGGCATCCATATACATTTCAAGTTGTGCCATTCTATTTGTTGGTAAAGTAGAGCCAGTAACGACTACTACATCGTACTTACCAATAGTAATATCATTTACAACTTTAATCTCTTGACTCTTATCATCAAATAATCTCTTATTTATAACATATTCATTTATACTATTATTAGGTTGTATAAGCCTAAATACCTTTTCAGTTGTATAAAGTTGTTGCATCATTGGTATTGCGATTTGGCCAAGTCTGTTTAAGCCAGCTTCAATATCAGCTAACTTACTTTTCATTTTACGTTGACCAAATTCATCTAAACTTACAG